CTAATTCTACTCCAAGTTCTTTACAAATTTCTGCTTCTGGGATAGTATCGTTGTTTTGATCTCCTCCATTGCCGAACATAAATTTACGATGCGGACCAGGTATTCTTGGAACGATTGCTTTTATAGTCTCTCTTACTGTCCTATCTTTATCAATCGATATAGTTGCAAAGTCTACTACTTTAAGCGAACTAACAATTTTTAACCTTTCTTTTTCATCTTGAAAAAACTTAGACCCTTTTAACTCTCTTTGATAATCTGAATTAATAATAACCCAAAGTTCATCTCCTAATGCTCTAGCATTTTCGAAATACTCTATATGTCCTTTATGTAAAGGGTTAAAGTATCCGCTAACTAAAACTATCTTTTTCATGATACTGTGGTCAGTCCTCTAAAGTTTTCTAACCATCCCTCAGTATTCTTTGTTATACCTTCTATCTTATCTACGCCTAAAAGATGCAAAAAACCTCCTGTCTGTATATCCGGTATAGGAGCTTTTAAAGTCTCGTTAACTACCCCTTTCTCTTTATCATCTAAATCTGAAATGCTCAAATCCATCAGGGTAAAGTTAGTTTCAACTCTATCCCACTCTGTTAAAATTTTAGGAAATATTTTTTTTACTTTCTTCTCTTCTAACTTAGAAGCACAAGTATCGTATACGTACTGTAAATTGCATTCAGGATCTTTAAGTAAATTAGGGAATTCAGATATTATTGTTTTGATACCTAATCCTTTAACTCCTGGTAAATTATCAGAGTTATCACCTAGCAGTGCTTTTACTACATTATAATTTTCCGGAAGTACTTTAAGTTCTTCAAATATGTTATCTTTAGTAAATGTTTTCTTTTTTACTGGAGCATATACTTCAATTGTATCGTCTACCAATTGCAGAAAATCTTTATCTGAAGATATAATGGTGCATTTCTTTACGTTAGAGATAGATGCTTTTTGAGCTATATATGCAATAATATCATCGGCTTCTAATTTTTCCATTCCAATTTGATGTACTGGAAGGCATTCTAGGTAGTCTTGAATTCTATATAATTGTCCGATTAATGCTTCTTGCTCTTGTTCTCTAGTATCATATAAACCCCAGTGTGTAATTCTTGATGTAGCACGTTGTGCTTTATAGTTAGGATCTATATTTTTACGATTTGCAGAACCTCCTTTACCGTCCCATACTACTATTACACGTGTTGGATCAAATATCCTAGTTACGTATCCTAACGACCTTAAAAACCCAACCAGGCCACCGATGTGGTGGCCGTCGGGGTTCATCGCTTTTAGTAATGAAAATGATCTAATGAGCATATTCATAGCATCAACAATCAATATGTGATCATTTAGCGATCGGGGTGGGGTCTGCTTTAAATTTTTAAGGATATCATCGTATGCCATTAATCGAGTAAGTTAGGAGTTATAGGTGTTTCTTCTAAATCTCCTTCTTCAATAAGATCAAAGTCAATAGAACCAACTAATTTTAGCCAATGTTCTTTATATTTGTCTTTGTACTTATCAATCTCTCGCTTATCATCTGGTATAAATCCGTGTGCTGTCATTACTACTCTACCTCTTGATTGAACACCCCCGATATGGTTCTTTTCAACCTGAATGTTAGTACGTTTAGCAAACTCTACTTGCATTCCGTTTTTGATAGCTTTGATTTTAGATGTACCAGGATTAGTAATATTACCAAAAGTAATAACTAATGTAGCATCGTACCACATAGACATTCCTCCTTTATTCTGTAACTTCGGTTGCCCCATCGGAGATTCAGGTTTCATAGTCCAAACCTTATTGATAGCAACTAAAGTATTAGTATAAGGAGAGTTTTCTTTCCTAGATAGTAATATCTTTTGATTTAAATTATTACCAAATTGAGTAGACATAGCTCCTGCATTCCATTCGTTATTGTTCTTATTAGAACGAACTGAAAGATCACAAGGTACAGAACCTATACTATCCCAGAAGAAACACATATCAAAAGGTAAATTGCCTTTAGCCTGTTCGTCCATAAGATCAGCAATATAAACTGCTACATCTTCAATAGTATTAAGTTGTCCTCTATCAGCATATAAAAAATGACCTTCGTAGTCTGTAACTGTTCCATTAGCATCAGTTACTTCTTCAAATTGAAGTCCCATTTCTTTAGCATGCTCCCATGACCATTTCATCTCCGTGATTATAAAAACCGGGAGAATGCCCATTTTTTGAGCATTCACCGCAGCTTCTAATAGGGCAGTAGTTTTGCCCGTATCACTATGTCCACGCAATAAAGTGATATGACCGGTAGGAATACCGGGCAAGGAGGTAATATCTTGAAAAGCTTTCGAAAGTGGTATATACTTCTGCTCTTTAAACTTTACAGAAGCATTAGAAAAGCCTTTCTTCTTCTTAAAATTCGATAAATTAAACGACTTGCGTACTGCAGCGGTCGCTCTTTCTTGTACTTCTTGTTTTTTCTTTGCCATTACTCGTTAAATAAGTCATCAAATTTACTAACTGTATCCTTGTTGCCAGCCGTAGCTGTTTCCAAAGTAAAATCAGTTTTTTGTTGACCTAAGCTTTCTGGCAGTTTATCATCTGTTTTAGTTTGTGCAGGAGTTGATTCTTCTGCTGAACCTGGGTTAAGATAGTTTTGAAGTTGTTTTTTAATAAACTCATAATCATACTGAGTATGTACTTCTACCGGGTTTGGTTGAGTCTTTAACCAGCTATCTACTTGATCATTATTATCAGATAAAGCAGTTTGTTTTGGTTTAATTCTTACAGAAGTTTCAGGGTAAGGATTACCTTGAACTTGCTCTACTACTAAATCCCATCCGTTAATAACATCTGTAATATCACCGATATCTTCATCAGCAATAAGAGCTAATAATGCTCTATAGATGGTTACACCGAATCCCCATAGACGAACTCCTTTCTCTTCTTCTCCTCTTACAACTACAGGAGCGAAAATACGAGTCTTAGGATTAATTTTACCTGCTAAAGACCAGTTATCTTTATCAGATGTCTTTTTAAGTTCTTTTACGAACTCTTCAATTGGATCTTGCTTACCGAAATTAGATAAAGCTACCATTGGGTACTTTCCAATACCATAATGAAACTTTAGCTCTTTAAAAGGCATAGCAGGATCGAAAGCAGATGGTACTAAACGTACTGTCTGTTTTCCTAATTCAGGTTTCCAAAAAATCTTGGAGTAGTCAGTTTTTTCTCTCTCCTGACCAGAAGAGTTTAAGGCATCTAGTTTTGCCTTGATTGCGTTAATATCCATAATGTAACATTTAATTATTTAAAACATTTATTAATACTAATATACGAACAATAATTTAGTTTTCCAACTCTATTATACGAAAAAGTTTAGTATTAATTCTTTTTAATTCTGATCCCTTAGTTAAAAGTACGCAGTTGCGGTAGTCTGACCAGTTAATTCTGTATGAAGTGTCTAATTGTCCTCCGTTCAACTCTTTAATTAGTGTGTTAAGAGCATTAATAGTATACAGGGTATTTGATTCTTTCTTTCTATGTACTAAGATTGTATTATCAATAAAATTAGAGATGTTAGCAAAATCTACGTTATACGTACATATATACTCATCTTGACTCTTTGAATAAAGTACAAATATCTTATTGTACATTATAGAGTATTTTTCTTTGATAACCTCTAATGTAGGTTCTAAAGTTTCTTCAGTCGTAAAAGTGCAAAATAATTTATTGCTCATATCATCGTTAATCCATAATGGTTCTATATCGTAGTCGAACCTTTTTTCTATAACATTTGTCATTTTATATAAATATAAGTTATTATCATAAACTTAAGTCATTACTGTACTTAAATGATACAGGGTATTTACCTCCGTCTTCCATTATATTTTTAATGTTTTCTAGAGTATCCTTACCATCCTCCTTACTAAAATCCATAATAATTGAATCATACGTGTAGAGACTTATAGTTGTTTTTTTATCTTTAAGGTATTTTAATAGTTCTTTTATTATCACAATATTTCTAGAAGTTTCTAAAGATTGCATTACATAATTCATTAACTTCTGTGGGTTCATATTCTTTAGGGAAGTTGTGAAAGGTTTTCCACTAATTGGAGCCAAGATTTTTCCGTCATCTTCGTATCGTTTCCATAACTTTTTGATATAATCATCAATTCTTGTAAAGATTTCAAGGAAAGAGTACTTGTCGGGTATTTTTCCATAAATTGCGTGAAAGTTAATTTGTTTTGCTTCTTTGTATTCGTCATCTGTGATTTCTTTTTTATTAAAGTATAGTCTTGCTAGTTGCTTATGTGCAGAATCTGAGGTTAGTTCATATTCTATCTGCTCTGCTAGTAATCTTAAATGGTATCCATCGAAGTCAAATTCAACAAAATAATCATTTGTAGGTTTAAAACATTTTCTGTGTTCTTCAGTATGTGGTATTGCTGCGAAATTTACACTATTAAATGAATTAGTAGGTCTCGAAGTAGAGTTATATAGGTTATACTGAGTTAATGCTTTATTATTTAGTGTGTTATATAGTGGCTCTTTAGGTTTAAATACTTTATTAAACGCATCATAAATAATTCCTACACCAGATTGCTCTAACAAGAAGAATACATTCGTAGCTGTTGAATTATAAAAATCAAAACCATTTGGTATTTCATAATCAATTACTTCCTTAACAGAATCAAAAATATTCTCAGATGATTCATACAATTTTGTTATTGGAATTATTTGATTTATATTCGGTATGTCTTTATATCTAGAGTAAAAAGGATTTATAACTTTATTTGCTCTATTATACTCAAGCTTATCGTATTTATTCATAGCATATACTAGTGATAAGTCTATAGCATCCTGTAGATTAAAGTGGTAAAGGAGTTCTTTCTTATTTAATGTATATAGTTTCTCAGTAGCTTTTAATAATGTATAGACACGTTCTTTATCTACATTAATGCCCTCACTGTGATTTATAGGAATAATGTATCCTTTACCTGAATGTATTAATTTAATGTAAACTGCTATTGTGGAGGTTAGTTTTGGATGGTAGTTATTATTAGAAGATATCACGTCAACGTAACATCCTAATCTAATCAATTTTTCCAGTGCATTTAAACTGCTATCTTTCTCTATTATATAAAACACTTAACTATAACCTTTTAGTTAAATATAATATAAGAAAAATATTTTAAACTACAAACTCATCTAAAGCAAATAAATATTCATCTAATCCTCTAAATGATTTTTTGTGCTTATTTACCGTTTCTCTATTTCTTGTAGCTGCGCCTTTATATAGGTAGTTATTATACAAGGTATCTTCGACTGGTCCTTGAATCCACCAATCTAATTCTAATCCTATGTAAGAAGGATATTTTTTCAAGTTCTTAAATTCCTTTAAGTTAATTTCAATTATCTTACCAGAACGTCTGTCTTTAGAGAAATATCTTTTAAATTTTTTATTTTCGTAATCTTTTTCAGTAGGTACTACTAAACTTGGTTTTGGTTTAAGCTCTTTTTCACTGTCTTTCTCTCTTTTTAGTAGCTCACTTTCAAAAATTAATTGACGTCCTGCTTCTTTTGGGAATCTACCTTCATATAGTTCATCTTTATATGTAACAAAGTATTTGCCTTTATATACTTCTTTAGTATCGAGTATAAGCACTTTTTTCGCTCCATCGGCGGCAGTAAAAGGTCCTTTATATTTTGACTTAGGTAAATACATTCTTTATTATTATTGTGATAGTATCACTGCATTAGCTTCTATTGTTGAATACCAAACGTTATTTGTAATCTCATGAGAAACATTATCAATTCTAAATCCTACTTTTAATCCGCCTTCTGAATAAGAAGCAGGGAGTATTTCATCAGGAAGTGTAAAGTACTGTAGAGCTTTTAATCCGCTAATTCCTATCATCTTTAATGTTACTTTTGCTCCTATATGACCTCTTTTTGGTTTAGTCCCATCTAAAAATTCATTTAATTCTTTTCTTATCAATGCACTACCGTTAGATTAAGCAGCTCTTACTGTATCTTCATCGTATTTAAAAGTTGCAAAGATTTTTGTAAATTCATCTACTAATGCTTCTTGTGTTTCTTTTTCTTTTTTAGCTCTCTTTTGAGCATATTGACTAGCTTCTGCGTTTGGCTCTGTTGTAAACCTAGATTTTATTCCTGAATTAAAAGCAGCCATTCCTGTGGTCAATGCTGTTCCTGAGTCAGTACCTGAAACTATCGCTTGATTTACTATAAGGTTAAGCATAGAGTTTGAAAGTTCACTATTAAATTGGAATTCTGTTACAAAAGAGTTTGGACCTTTCGGAATTATCATTTTATATGTTTCCGGTTGCCCTTCAGGTCTTGGTAAAATTTGTAAATCTATGATTTTACTAGGTCCTAATTCTTTTTTTAAATAAAAATCATTATATAAAACAAATTCATTTATATTTCCAAGGCTTGCACGTACTTCACCTAATACTACGTTTAAAAATTCTCCTATGCTTTTATCTTTTGAAATACTATTTCCTTTTCCTTTATCTGTTATGTCTTTAAATTTTTCATATAAAAAAGAAGTACAAAGTTGGATATCCATAATATCTGCTTCATCTTTGTCTTTATAACCTGGTATTGCTGTAGTTTTTAGTCCGTATTTACCAGTCTGTTGAGGAAGTAAACATACATTAGGGTCTATACTAAAGTGTTCATCGTATGTTAAGTATAAGTCTTGTTTAATTGATGTGTTAAACTTACCTTCCGGTACTATATCTGACGAGTCAGGTCTTTCTAGGAAAAAATAATTTATCATTCCTAATAGGAATCGCATACTAATAAAATTAAAATTTTTATTTCCTGCTTTTTTATTAATATCAGCAAAACCTGCTCTATATACTTTAAATTCATAACTATCACCTTCGGTATTCAAAAGCTCAATTATTCCATCCATTTGACTTTTGTAATTCTTAAGACTTTTATTAATCTTCTCCATGTCGCATTCTTCTACAATGCTATCCTTATCTTTATTATCTTGTTTACCTTTAGTGTCTGCTTGTGATATTCTTTTAAATATCTGTCCAAAAGCGCTTTCATTTGTAGCAATAAATTCAACGCCTTCTTCTTCTTTAGGGCTATCATCATGTTCTGTACCGCCATGCATTTCTTTTAAAAATGTAGATATAGCACCTTTTCCTAATAATTCTATATCAACTATATAACCGTCTCTTTCGTAAGTCCAGTTATAATTTTTGATTAGCCCAATCATATAATCGTAATTATGACCAGACTTTCCTATTATCCCTAAGTCTCCTTTCTCTTCATC